ATAGAGATGCTATTGTTATTATTGATACAGATAATGATGTTATGACTGGTGATGATGTAGAGTTTAATTTTTCAGAACCATCACGAAATCTAATGCCTTATTTAAATTTGGTTGACGATGATGATATTGACATTGAAATAAGGAATGAAAAAATAGTAATGAAAAGTGGATCACAAATGTCAAATATTCACTTCTGTTCTCCTACTATTGTAAGTGTATTTGGATCTGGATCACCAAGAGAGTCTACTGAATATTTTACAGAAATAGAAGTAGATGAATCATTTATTGATATTTATAAAAAGATTAAAAAGATAGGTGCAAGTTTTGGTAAGGTCTATATAACAGTAGAAAATAATAAACTTATTATTGAAACATGTGATAAGACAAATAGATTTTCAAATGGTATTAGGTTTGAATTAAAAGATGTAGAGTTTAGAGACATGACAATGCATTTTGATTATAATAATTTTTCAAATTTGATGAGTGTTATTGGTGATGATGAGGGATTTAAAATGAGATTCGCATTTATTGAAAATCAAGAAATGGGTATGATATATGTAGAATCAGATGATAGTAATGAAAAATACTATATAATGAGTAAAGAATTGTAAGTTTACTTTTTATGGATAATGGTATATAATTAATATAAATTTAAGAGAAAAAGGGAGTATTATTTTATGTCAAATTGGATAAACAAGGACCTGTTTAATCAGTTCCAAGAAGAAAAGAAAAAAGAAACAGAAACAAGTTTTGGTGGAGTCCGTAGATCAGATACTATATGGAAAACACCAGAGAAGGGTACAGTAGATAAACCTAAGGTTTATGAAGGTAGGTTCTTACCTGATAAGAGCGGAATATTTTATAAGAAATATTACTACCATATGTTTCAATCAGGTGAATCATGGGTTTTTACATTGTGTCCTAAGTCATTTGATTTTAATACATTTTGTCCTCTCTGTAAAGCAACAACAGAGCTATATCAAGGAACCGCGGCAGACAAGAAAATGGCTGCTAATTATAAAAGAAAGGAAAAGTTTGTAGGAAACTTTTATATAAAATCGGATCCAAGAGATAATGAACAGGATGACGATGATAAAAAGGTGAATGACAAAGTGAAATTGTATGAGTTTCCTTCTAAAGTAGAAATTAAATTAAAAGAAGAGATTACTGATACAAGAAATGGGTTGGGTGCTGATATTTTTAATCCAGGTGGCGATGGTTTTGATTTTATTTTGAAAGTATTTTCTACAAAAAAAGATCAAAATGGTAAAATATGGCCAGATTATAGCTCATCAACCTTTTCAAGAAGAGCGTCTTCATTAGGTACAGATGATGAAATTAATAAGATAATGGAATCAACAACAAGTATTGACGAATATTTGAAGGGATTAATTAAGGATCCTGATGATATTATCGTATTGATGAAAACTGAAATGATATGGGATCTTGCAAAAGATGATTATATGAGATTTAAGAGGGCTGATGAAAGTACAAATTCTACCAGCACTCCTGGTTCTACATCATCTATTGAAGAAACCATTGAAACTGTAGTAGAAGATGTAGTAGATGAAGAAGTTGTTTTGTCAGATGAGCAGTTGTTGAAGGAGTTAGAAAGTTTGTAGAATTTCTAATAATGGTAAGGAATTAAAAAATTGAAGTCGGTTCGATAAGCGGGTTTCAATACCATAATCCTTAATACTTGAATATTATAATAGAAGATATAATGATAAATTAGAAGAAGTAGTATTAATACCATAGAGGTTATGATCCTCTATGGTATTTTTTTGCTCATTTACAACCTTTTTGAAACATGTTATAATGTTTTTATTGAATCGAAAAGGGATAGTTAACATTAACAAAAAGGGAGAGAGTAAAAATGTTTACAAAACTGTGGAGGTTTGTATTGGTGTTATCATTGGTATTGTCTATGGGTATGTTTATTGGTTGTAATACTGATGCTGATGTAGCATCAAACAATCTGTCAAAAGCAGCAGATATGTTTGAAATAAATCGGCGTGTAATATTTTATAATGGTATAACAGATAAATATATCTTGTCTATTGAGGGGCGTTGTTCAGTAGAGTTCTATACCAATAAATTTACTGTAACTGTTAAAACTGGACCTGGTGAATTTAAAAAGCATTACTTAGGACGTGCTGATAATGTATTTCCATTTGTTGAACAGTTGGATAGTTCTCCCGTGGATGTATACCATTACAGAGTTATTTTTAAGCCTGAATCAATTATTCCAGATATTGATTTGAAAATATCGTAGAATAATTAACCATATAGTATTAAAAATACCACATCTTTTAATGAGATGTGGTATTTTTTTGCGATGTTTACAAATTAACCATAATTTGATATAATTATTATATAAATAACTATATAAGTAAAATAAATTGTATAGGAGTTTATGACATGGCAAAAGGTGGAGATTTCGAGAGAGAGATTTCAAAAATGTTGACAAAATGGCTTACAGGTAAAACAAAACCGTATCATTTTTGGCGAATGCCAGCAAGTGGCGGACTAGCAACGATACATGAAGAAAACATTGGACTTTCAGGTGATATAAGATCAATACATCCTGATGGTGAATGGTTTACTGACATGTTTTCAATTGAGCTTAAAAACGGATATCCAAGCACATCATTCTGGCAACATTTTAAGAATATTAAGAATTTTAATATAAGAGAGTTTTGGCAACAGTGTAATGATGATGCAAGAAAATCAGATAAACGACCAATGCTAATATATAGGAAAAAGAGAAGTAAGCCAATTATTGGTATTGATGAAATTACAGTAAATTTCCTTAATGATAAGATAAATCATATAAATAATATTGTAATGGATTTTCCAAATGATGATTTACCAAAACTTTGTTTTTATAATATGGAAGAATTTTTTAAAGTAGTGAAACCAGATGATATAAGAGGATTAGTATATAAATGTCTAAAATAAATGTAACACCAAATGAATTTGCAGATATAGTGATATCATTTTTGCTTGATAAATTATTACACCCAGATGAAGTAGTTCCTAGTAATGATGATTTTAGTGAATTAGTAGAAAAAATGAGAGGTAAGGGTTTAAGATCTTTATTTATGAACTATTATCTAAACATGGATTCGAATCTGAGAGTAAAATATAAAATAATTAAGGATGTATTTGATGAAGGTATGACAGATTATAGTGTAATTAATATAAGATCAGAGAAGATTAAAAAAATGGTTAAGGAACCAAAGAAAAAGGGATTATTGAAAAAGATACTAGGTAAAATATTATCAAGCGATGAAATAGATGTGGATGAAAAAGAGTTATTAATAGAATATTTGAAGGAGGAAGATAATGGGTGAAATGAGTGGTGGAGGAACAAATCCAACAGTAGATGCGGCAATGGATAGCGCGGCAATGGATAATGCTGATGGTGTTACAACAGATGTGGAAGGTGTCTCAGCAGCAGCAGAAAAAAATGGTATGCCTGTTTTTGATGTTTCAAAAGATGAATTCTATCAGAATATGAATTATGGTAGACAAAGATTGAGATTTAAAAATGGAACAAACGTACAGAAATATATGAGTGGGACTAAATATAAAAGATCCTTTTGGATTAGAGAACCAGATGGATATACAAGGAAGGTAAAATGATTATAGTTAATGTTAAACCTGAAATTGGAGGAGTAGCTTGGGTATTTGGTAGATTAAAGGAATTAAATGGAGATATTTTTATAGAATCTGTTATAGGTATCATAAAGGATATAGATAAAAGTAACGATCATCTATTTATTGAAGGATTAAGTTATTCTGTACCAATTTATAGAGTAAGGACATTTACATTTGGTGGAATAGAAGTCAATAATGATAAATTTGATGAAGATAGAGTTGAAGCAGAGAATCAAAATATGTATCATAATATAAAGAAAAGATAAAAGTATTTACAATTATGTATAATTATAGTATAATATTAATAAATGAAGGGAATTAGTTTTTATGAAAAATGTGACAATGTTAGTTGATTTTAATAATTTAATATTTCGATGGTTTTTTATTAAAGAAGTAGGTGGTAATACACCAAATCCTGAATATCAATTATGGAGATATAATATTATTGAAGATATATTCAGGTTAATGAGAAAATTTAAAAATGTAAAAGAAGTAGTTATAGCAGTTGATGATAAATTATCTTGGCGTAAAAGTTATTTTTCAAGGTACAAAGAATCAAGGAAGAAAAAAAGAGATAAATCTGATGTAGATTGGAATGTACTGTTTAGTGAAATTAATAAATTGGTGTCAGATTTAAAGCATTATTTACCATTCAAAGTTATTCGTATTAGACACTCAGAAGCTGATGATATTATAGGTGTTATTGCACAAGATAATGGAAAAGATTGTATTGTATCATCTAATGATGAAGATTATAAACAGTTATGCTCAAATCGTGTAAAAGTTTGGAATCCAATGAAAAAAGAATTTGTTGTATGTGATAGACCTGATTATTTTATAATAGAGAAATGCTTAATGGGTCAGAGCAAAGATGATATTTTTAATATTAAGACACCAGATGATTGGGGACAAACAAAGGAAACAGAGGGTAAGAGAAAGCCTGGATTTGGTAAGGTTTCTGCAAGAAAAGTAATGGATGGTGACTATAAACAATGGTTGAAAGATAATGATTATGAGGATAGATTCCATCGGAACCAGGTTCTGATGGATTTTAGTCTTATACCACAAACATTAAGACAAAGAATTTTTCAAACATATAGAAATTACAATTTTCCACCACCAGAAAACATATATAAATTATTTAAGGAACATAACATGAGAGGGTTCCTTGAAGACTTTACAAATATTGAACACTTATTAATGGGGTTGTATTGACAAAAGTAGTAAACATGAAATATAATGATTGCACTGTTAATATAACAAGGAATTCGAAATGGGGAAACCCATTTCGAATAGGAATCGATGGAACAAGAGAAGAAGTAATTGAGAAATATGAACCATATATAAGAAGTAATGAGTATTTAATGTTATCATTAAATGAGTTAGAGGATGAAGTATTGGGATGTCACTGCAAGCCACTTGCTTGCCATGGAGACATATTGGTTAAACTTTTAAAAGAAGGATGAATAAAATGAAAGATAGATTTGTGTTTGTTAATGTTGCTAGGAGAAATGCTTTTGAGAAGAAATATCACCTACCATATGGTTATAGTAGAAACTATATATCATATGATCTTGAGGAAATGATTGAAGCATTTGATAATCTCAGACCTGAAATAAAAAAGCATATGAGAATTGAGAGAATTAGCGAATGCAGTAGAGAAATTGTTTATGGAGATTAATCATGCTAAAATCTGTATTTGTTAATGAAAAGACAATAGATTCCATGTGGTTTAGGTTGCTATATGAAGTATACTATAATGGACGTAAAAATAAAATAGACGATGGATCTTTTGCCGGCACATATCGAATCGAATTCGATTATGCCGCTGGCACTATAGAATATCCGACAACTCGCCCACTTGCTCCTCAGATGCCTGATGGTGTACCACCACCAACTACAGACACAGAAATTGAGAAGTACTTCACTAATTATATAATGGATGGTCATAACCTAATTGGTAATGAACACTATAGATATTCTACTTGGATTACAGGTGGTATGTATAAGATACCTAAAGTTGATTTGATTCATAAGACTGATTCATTATGGATAAATGTTCCAAATCAGGTAGAGTGGATTATTCAACATTATAAGAAAAAGGGATTTGGTAATAATCATGCTTATATAACAGTAGGTTATCCAGAGAGTTCTTTTGCTTATGATATGCCATGGACAGATGAATCAAATAGACAAACAAGTCCGTGTCTGAGAGGTATTGATACACATATAAAGGATAACAAGTTGTGCTTCGCTGTTGTGTTTAGAAGCTGGGATTTATATGCTGGGTTTCCGGAGAATTTAGGTGGAATCACACTTTTACAAGAATACATGGCTAATGAACTAGGCATAGAAACAGGATCCTTATCCTTTTCAAGTCTGAAATTACATGTATATGATTATCAAATCGAGCCACTTCGTGCTAGATTAATGATAGGTGATAAAGATGAAAAACAATTTTGAACAAGAACTAGATGGAATCGTTAATGATCTTACTGCTAAAAAACTTACTGATGAAGAATTATTAATAAATATTTTGAAATCTGAAATTCAGTTTGATTTTGATAAACTCTTGAAGGAATCAGCAATATATAATATAAAGGTTTGTAATGATGGGTGATTTTGAACAAGAACTAGATGGAATCGTTAATGATATAGACGATGATCCTTCTGTTAGAAAGAAGAAAGAATTTAGCTTCCAGAGTTTAGTTAATGACCATGAAGATGATTTTAATAGACTTTTTGAAAAAGAATATCTTTTGAGACCACCGCAAAGAAATGATTATAGAACAAATAGAACAGAATATAAATGTCTTTGTGGTGCAAAGCATTCAGTGGTTACAAGATTACAAGAAATTCATCATAGTTTTATGCCATCAATTGATGCTTATACTGAAAACACTACACTTACTTATGATGAGTTTTGGTGTGCAAAATGTCATCAATTGATAAGATTCCATGGTAAGATACTTGAAGTATATACAAGATTTGAATAAAATAAAGAGAGAGGTGTTGTTTGGATAATTTCGGTTTAAGTGAGAACGCTCTAAAGCAATTTAGAGATCTATATAGTTTTAAGGGTGAGAGTTTAGGTGGTTCGTTTGATAGAGTATCAAAGGAGTTCGCAACAACAGATGAAGAATATACTACAGCATATGATTTACTGGCAAGTAATACATGGAGACCAGCTACTCCTGTATGGTTGAATGCTGGTACAAATCATAAGATTTTTTCTGCGTGCTTCACTGTAAATTTAGAAGACAGTATGGATTCTATTTATGATGTAGCAAATGTATCAAGAAAAATTTTTCAATTTGGTGCAGGTGTCGGTATACCAATTGGTAATATAAGAGAACATGATGCATTGATATATGAAGGTGATACAACAAAGGTACCAGAAGGTAAAACAAGCGGACCAATAACATTTATGAAATTATATGATGCTGTTGGTGAAACAACAAAAAGTGGTGGCCGAGTAAGAAGGGCCGCTATTTTATGTACTATGCCTGTATGGCATCCTGATATAATGGACTTTATAAACTGTAAGATGGAAGATGGACGTTTATCAAATATGAACATATCCGTTTTACTAACAGATAAATTCATGAAGGCATTGGAAGATGGCACACCATTCCCACTGTATACTCCCTATGATGGAAGTAAAATTGGTGAAATTGATCCACAACTTATTTGGGATCAACTTGTTGAAATGTCATGGAGAACTGCTGATCCTGGTGTTATATTTATTGACACTGTAAATAAATGGAACCCATTGATTGCTAAATACCTTATAGAGACTATGAACCCGTGTGTTGTCGGAAGTACATTGATTGCTACAGCAGATGGAATGAAAACATTAACATCATTAACATTGGATGATAAAATTCTTTCCTATAATGAAGAAACGGGAGAAACTGAATATGATGAAATGATTGGTTTATTAAAAACAAAGGAAAACGCCAATGTGATAGAATTGGAAATAGAGGAGAATGATGAAATCTTTTATTTAAAGTGTACACCGGATCATAAGGTATATACTAAAAATAGGGGATATGTTAAAGCAAAAAATTTAGATGAAAAAGATGATATTTATATAAATAGACCTTAGAACAGCTTGTTATATTATTTGGAGGTCGTTATGAAAATTGGAAGGGATAATTGTTCAAGAGGATATTGTGGCTGGTATAAGAAAAATTATTTAAGGTCAAAATTAGAGTTTGTTGTTGCATACTTATTATATGAAAATGGTATTGATTTTGATACAGAATCAAATATATATATTATTGATGGTATAAGATATAAGCCTGATTTCTTTATACATAAAAATGGCATTTTGAAAACAATAATTGAAGTCAAATATACAAAACATGATAAGGATCTCTATATAAAAAACTTTTATGAGTATTTTAAATCTAACAATATTAGATATATTGTGTTATATAAGAAACACATAAATAAGTTAATCAAAAAATATTGCTTAGATGATGTTGTTAATGAATGGATAGTCAATTCATCATCTATAGTACATGATATGAAAGGTGAAAAGAACCCGCATTATGGTTTCAAACATACAGATGAATCGAAGAAAAAAATAGGACTCAAAACAACTGAAAGGTTTAAGAGTGTTGAATTTAAGGAAATGTTTAAAAAACGTGTTAAGGAATCTATGACTCCTGAAATACGAAAATCCATAAGCAATAGGATGAAAAAATTTATGACTCCTGAAATACGAATGAAAATGAGTAAAGAGAGAACTATATATAAGAAAGAGGAGGTTTTTATAACTTGTAAGGAATGTAGTGAGAAAGTGAAGTTATTAAAAAGAGATGATGGTAAATATATTTCACAAGTGAGCGGAAGTCATAATATTGTAAAGGGTGAATTTTGTAACACATCTTGTGCTATGATATTTCGTAATAGAGAAAATAGAGAAATAAGAAGAATAGAACAAATTAAGGCACTTAGGAATTATTATGATATGCATAATAATTTTCCTAACAGAAAACAGTTTAAATCGTTCTGTATAGAAAATAATACAAAACATGATATAAGAGGAACATTTGGAACATTTGAAAAACTAATAGGAGAATTAAATGGGTAAACTTTTAAATAGAAGAAAAATTGAAAAAACATATGATGTCTATGACATTAAAATGAGGAAGAATCATAATTTTTTTGCTAATGATATACTAATACATAACTGTGGTGTGAAATAGTTCGCCTCAGTATAATCATTCCGGAATTAAGCGGGAACCCTGTGATGGGAATCCGAACCGAAGGCAGATATTCAAACATTTGTCAGGGGCAGAGCATAGTAGATGAACCTATATTATATAGAATATAATTCTACCAAGAGGCCGGAACACTTTTAAAGTGAAAAGATATGCCGAACTATTAAGAATGAGAATTAATAGAGCTAAGGGATAAAAAGCCTTTAGGATAACAAATGGAACAGCCGCTGATTGGTTTCCTATCCTGTAACCTATCAGCAATTAACATATCAAAATTTATCAAATATGATGAAAATGGTAACCAATACTTTGACTGGTTAGGACTTTATGACACAACATACAGGGTTGCTAAATTAATGGATAATCTTATTGATGCTATGGATTTTCCTGATAAGAGATATGAAATAAATACAAGATACTATAGACCTATGGGTATAGGTCCAATGGGACTGGCAGATGCTATGTTTATATTAGACTATAGATATGATGGTCCAGAAGGAAGGAAGTTTGCTTCTGAAATTATGAAAACAATGACCACTGCTTCTATTGAATGTAGTGCTGATCTTGAGGGAACCTTTGCAGATGGGTCGCAAGAAGGTCTACCAGTATATTCAGATTTCAAGAATGACGTAGAGAGAATTGCTGAAGCACATACAGATAATAATTCAGAGGTAATGAAAAAGGTTAGAGAAAGAGGATTGAGAAATTGTCAATTCACTACCTGTCAACCTACAGGTACATGTGCTTTATCGGCCGATGCCTCATATGGAATGGAACCTTGTTTTGGTCTTGTGTTTCAAAAGAATTATATTGATGGTAATGTTGCCATAATACCAAACACTGTATTTGAAGAAAGGTTCAAAAATGAGGAGTGGTATAAAGATGATTTATTGGATAAAATATTCAATAATGGTGGATCATTAAAGGGCCTAAGAGGTATACCAAAGAAGGTAAGAGATGTATTTGTTACCGCACATGATATAAAATACAAGGATAGAATAGACATGCAGGCTGAGCTACAGAAATATTGTTCAACAGCCATATCAAGTACTATTAACTTGAAAAAAGATGTGACAACAGAAGAAGTATCTGATTTATATAGATATACATATGAAAAGGGCTTGAAAGGTGTAACAATATATAGGGATGGTAGTAAGAAAAACCAACCAGTCACGTTTACAAGTACCGAGAGAGATGATATATTTAAAAGACCGTCAAAACTAGCAAGTAATACATTTGTTGTTGAAACTGGAAATGGTAAAATGTATGCGACAGTATCAGATGTAATGGGAAAACCATTAGAGTTATTTATCCATGTAGGGAAGAGTGGTCAAATTTTAAACACATTTTCCGAAGCAGTTGGTAGACTTATATCAATTATACTACAAAATAATATTCCTGTGGAAGAGATAATTAAGACGCTCATCGGTATAAATAGTGATAGACCAACGTGGTTCCGTTTTGAAGATACGGACAAAAAACCAACACAAATACTAAGCATACCAGATGCTATAGCTCAATTATTTAATAGATATTATTCAGGTGTTGAGTATAAGGAACTAAATGGACTTATTTGTGAAAAATGTGGTCAAATGATGATGGAAATAGAAGGGTGTTTATCGTGTGTTTGTGGTTATAGCAAATGCGGTTAAGGAGCAGGTATAATGGCTGGCCAAACAATAGCATATTTCATATCACCAAAGGGTGAAATTATATCAACAGTATTAAAACACATTGATATGATTATCAAACATCCTGAAAAATTTGGTTTTAATACTGAATTTATAGAATATATGTATAAACATTACAATGAAAGAATTGGACAAGAAGGAAAAACAAGAGAGCAATTGTTATTAACATTGTTTAAAAATGGATGGATCAGATTGAGAAGGTATGGAGATAAATTTTGGTCTATCAATGTGAAAAAATATGACATTAAAGCAAAAATGTTATTGAAAAAATGGGCTATGATGGTATTAAAAGGAACAAAAGATTTTAAGGAGTATGATAAATACATGGTTGTAAAAATTGATCAGGAGAGTAAACCTATAATAACAACTGATATTAATTCATTAGCGAATATGGGTAATATTAAAGAAGGTTTTGAATATGATATTGTTGAAAAGAATATAGAAGATCTGCCTGATTTACCTTTATTGGATATAGTAAATATTATATTAAATAGAAGCATTATTGAAAAAATTGAAAATTATTTGGAGGATTAAAAAATGAGTGGAATAAAAAATTTTATAGAAGAAACAGAAAAGATAGATAAAAGTTTTGATGAAATTATGGAAGAAAAACAAATGTCAGGTGCTGAAATTGCTAAAGAACTTGGTATAACAAGACAAGGTGTATCAAATACACTAAAAAGAGCAATGAAGAAAATGTTTCAGGAGTTTAAAAAGGTAGATAAAACTTGGGGTGATTTTGAAACAGCCGTTGCAATGGCACAGGGTTTTAATGATATTGTTGATGATGAAGTGGAATTGAAAAAGTTTTTTAAACTTTTTCCACCAGATATAAGGAAGAAGATAGAGGCAGATGCAAAAAATTTTATTGAAAAACGAAAAAATTAATTATAGGTTATGTAAAAAATGTTTTCATTGTAAGATATCATCCAAGATGGTTTTTTGTAAGAGAGGATATTTTGGAAAAATATTGCCCGATAAAAATTTTCTCATATTAACACCATATGACTTTGATTGTTGGGAGTACGAGGAATCAAAATAAAATGTTATCTCTAGAATTTGTAAATCAATTTGTGTTTGAATATTTTGCTAATGTATCTATATCAAAAAATGGACATCATTTTCTTGCTAGATGTTTGCTTTGTGGTGATAGTAAAAAGAACACAAGAAAAAAAAGGTTTAATTTAGATTACAATAATGGCAATCCTATATATCATTGCTGGAATTGTGGTGAATCAGGATCATTTTTAACATTATACTCTATAGTAAAAGTAATAAGTATTGATGAAGCTAAAAAAGAGTTATATAATTTCAATCCTGATTATATGATACAGAGATTATCAAAGAGGAAAAAAGAGAAGATTGTCAAAGAGATCGAATTCAATAGTCATGATAATATATTAGATGATTGTGTTGGTCTTAATAAAAAAGTAGATAGCATTCTTTATAAGTCGTGGTTAGAAATTTTAAAGGACTTTTATGAAAATAGGAAAATAGATAAGGATTTTCCTATTTTCTATGCGTATAAGGGTGACTATAAAGGACGTATAATTATACCTATATATGATAATGGAAATATTAGTTATTTCCAAGCAAGAAGAGTACCGGGTTCAAATATAGTACCAAAATATAAAAACCCAACCCTTGTTAAGGGTGATATAGTATTTAATAAAGAAAATTTTGAAAGTGATAAATCTATTATTATAGTAGAA